TGTATATCACTGGTCCATAGATTGTATATCACTGGTCCATAGATTGTATATCACTGGTCCATAGATTGTATATCACTGGTCCATAGATTGTATATCACTCTCTCTTTCTCTCAAGTATCTCTCAAGATTCACCTTTTCAATTGCTCTCAAGCACTGCTCAAACTACACTCAAAAGCCCTACGGGGAGCCTCAAGAAGCCACCACTCACTCCGTGAGACACTCAAATACAGATGGGAGAGGATTTGGGGTACATATAATTATTTATTAGTAATGCTAATAAGAATGATTATCATTTGCATCTCTGCGGTAGCCATCAGGCTGACACCTGCGGGAAGGGACCGTGGATAACTTTATTATCACCTAGCTATTGACTTTTAGTCTAAAGTATGGTATAATATTAGTATAGTAGTTATTAAAGTTACTACTAAAGAATCACCTGAAGAGCCTAACACTCAGACAACTCTTTAATAATCACCTTTATAGTTAACACCTAAAGTTATATACCTAAAGTGATAATCTTTATAATTATCAACGAAGGTAAAAACCTTAGGTAGTAACTTTAAGTTATCTAAGATTAATCTTAAGTTAGGTCTATTTTATGTCATATATATAAAAGAGGATTGACTATGAGACCTGATGATAAACGAAGATTAAATAAAGGAAACCCTATATTAAAGAAGGGGGTTGTCTTAAACCCTAAGGGTAGACCAAAGGGGAGTGTCAATAAGTATACTGCCTTAAGTAGAGAGTTAATGTCTACCAAAGGTCCAGAGATTGTAGAGAAAGTAATAGAGATGGCTCTAGAGGGAGACAGGACTTGTCTCAAGATGTGTATGGATAGAATCTTACCTACAACTAAAGCTGTAGAGTTAAGGTCTTCGGAAGATAAAGGTAACGTAGTAATTAATATTGGTGGTCTGGAAGCTAAGGTAATTGAAGCAGAAGAGACTAAACCATTAGAGTATGAAGATGGAGTCATAATTGAAGACTCCAAGATTGAAGAGAAGGTAGTCCAGCTTGGACGTGGAGCGGACACTGATGGCTCGTGAGTTAGATGTTAAGTTACATCCTGCTCAGTTAGAGATATTTAATAGTCCTGCTAGATTTAAAGTAGTATCTGCGGGAAGACGCTTCGGTAAGTCTAGATTAGCTGCTTGGATATTAATCATTAAAGCACTACAGTCAGAGAGTAAGGATGTCTTCTATATAGGTCCTACCTTCCAACAGGCTAAAGATATTATGTGGGGTATGTTAAAGGAACTACTTCACGGTACTGAGTTGATAGCTCAGACACACGAGAATACTGCTACTATGACTCTTACTAATGGTAGGAAGATTAGTCTTAAAGGTAGTGATAGACCAGATACATTACGTGGTGTAGGTCTAGCATATGTAGTTCTAGATGAGTATGCCTCTATGAAAGTAGAAGTATGGGAACAAATCATTAGACCTACTCTAGCGGATGTTAAAGGTGGTGCATTATTTATAGGTACACCTGCGGGTAAGAACCACTTCTATGATATATGGTTAGATGCGGATAAAGAATCTAATGAAGATTGGGTAGCCTTTCAATTTAACTCTACAGATAATCCTCTGATTGACCCCGAGGAGATTAAAGTAGCTAGGGAGACTATGTCTACCCAAGCCTTCAGACAGGAGTTTGAAGCTAGTTTTGTGTCATTTACAGGTGGTATATTTAAAAGTGATTGGATTAAAACTGATGATGAAGAACCTGAAGAGGGAAATTATGTTATGGCAGTTGACCCTGCAGGATATGAGAATGTCGAAAAAGAAAGAGGTCTTAAAGGTTCTAAGCTCGATGAAACAGCGATTGCTATCGTTAAAATCGATGGTGATACTTGGTGGGTTAAAACTATACTCCACGGTAGATGGTCCATTAAAGAGACCGCTAAGAAAATTTTATCTGCTGCTATTGAGAATCAAGTCTCGACTGTAGGTATTGAGGCAGGAGCATTAAAGAATGCTATCAATCCTTATCTAGAAGATGAGATGAGGATACAAGGAAGATGGGTTCCAATTACAGATGTGACACACGGTGGTAAGAAGAAGGTAGATAGAATTACCTGGTCACTACAAGGTAGATTAGAACACGGTAAGATTACATTTAATCCAGATATAAGTTATATAAAGGATTTAGAGACACAGTTAATTGAGTTCCCTACTAAAGGTACTCACGATGATATTATCGATGCATTAGCCTACATAGACCAAGTGTCAGTAGCAGACTTTATGCATACAATTGAATTAGAAGAGGAGTGGGAACCATATGATGACATTGCAGGATACTAAATAATTATGGGTTTATATAATAATGAGAATGATTATCAGGCACTAGCAGGTTGGTTGACAACTAGGTTGGAGGCTTGGCGTGCCCATAGAGATAATAATTATCTTAAGTCTTGGGATGAATACTACCGTCTATGGCGTGGTATTTGGACTCCTGAAGATAAGAGTAGAGAGTCTGAGAAGTCTAGACTAATCTCTCCTGCTCTACAACAAGCAGTTGAATCTTCTGTCGCTGAGATTGAAGAGGCTACATTCGGTAGAGGTAAATGGTTCGATGTTCAGGATGACTTATTAGATAATGATAAGCAAGACGTAGAAAGAATACGTAACTTACTCCAAGAAGACTTAGAAGGTGCAGGTGTTAAGGATGCCTTATGTGAAGTATTTCTTAATGGTGCTATCTATGGTACAGGTATAGGTAAGATTATTACTGAAGAGAAGATTGAACGTAAGCCAGCTGAAGTACCTGTAGAAGGTACATTAACTTCAGTCCGTCAACTAGAAGAATATACTAGTGTAGAAGTAAAAGTAGAAGCTATATCACCTAAGGAGTTCTTAATTGACCCTTCAGCGGAGTCTATCGATGAGGCATTAGGCGTAGCTCACGAGGTCTATAAGCCACGTTATTTAGTATCTGAAGGGATGGATAAGGGTGTATATAGAACTGTCGATATTGAGGCAGATGTGGACGTAGTACAGGTAGGTTTTGACCCTGAATATATCAATAGAGATGCTGGAGACCAGATAAAGATTACTGAATATTGGGGCAAGATTCCTGCTAAGTTCTTAAATAAGAAGAAAACTGAAGATGATTTTGAGTATGACTCAGATGAGTTAGTTGAAGCAGTCGTCACAATAGCTAATGACCAGTACATACTACGTGCTGAAGAGAATCCATTTATGATGGAGGATAGACCTTTCATTAGCTATCAACACGACTTAGTACCTTCTAAGTTCTGGGGAAGAGGTGTCTGTGAGAAAGGATACAATCCTCAGAAAGCTCTAGATGCAGAGATGAGAGCAAGAATTGACTCTCTAGCACTAACAACTACACCTATGATGGCAGCCGATGCTACTCGTCTACCTAGAGGATTAAAGCTAGAGGTTAGACCAGGCAAGACTATCCTTACTAATGGCGACCCTAGACAAGCTGTTATGCCTCTTACATTAGGTCAGACAGACCCTCAGACATATAATCAAGTACAAGCACTACAGAATATGGTACAGATGGGTACAGGTTCTGCAGATGCAGGTGCCCCAGATAGGGCTACTTCTAGCGGTATGTCTATGATGCAATCAGCATCTATTAAGAGACAGAAGCGTACACTGATGAACTTCCAGAATACATTCTTAATCCCTATGATTAATAAGACTATGTGGAGAAAAGTACAGTTCGATGTAGAGAGATACCCTGTAAGTGACTATAAGTTCGTACCTTATTCTACTATGGGTATTATGGCTAAAGAACTAGAGATGCAACAAATGGTGTCTATGTTACAGTCTATCCCTAAAGACTCTCCAGCATTCAATATCTTATTGTTAGCAGTATTCCAGAACTCTAGTATGCATAATAGAGACCAGGTAGTTAATGCACTAGTGCAAGGTATGCAACCTAATCCTCAGCAACAGCAGATGCAACAGATGCAGATACAACTACAGATGGAACAAGCTAAGGCAGATATTCAGAAGACTCTAGCTGAAGCTCAAGAAGAGCAGACTAAAGCTCAACTAAATGCAGCTAATGCAGGTACACAACAACCTAATGAATTAGATATACAAGAGAGACTAGTTAAGTTACAGAAAGAATTAGCTAACATCGATAAAGTTAAAGCAGATACACAGAGCACTCAAACAGATACTTTTAGAACAATTCCAGAGGTGGAACACTTAAAGTCGGAGACAATGCTAAACTATGCAAACGCACAACGAGCACAATACGGAAACTGAAACCTACTATCAAAATAGGATTCATTTAACAGAACAAGATGGATGGAGAGACTTAGTTGAAGAACTGAATAATCTCATAGACATCTACAGTAATTTAGATTCATTAGAATCTGATAGAGACCTTTGGTTCGCTAAGGGTCAGTTGTCAATCTTAAGACAAGTAATTGGCTTAGAGGAAGCAACTAAACTAGCGGTAGAACAATTGGACCTATAAGTCCAACCCTGCCATTTTATATACGTTCATTATTAGATGAACACTCACCATAACTCGAGAGAGCGGAGAACAAAGATATGAGTAATATAGTAGTAGAGGACACTCCAGTGTCTACAGAAGCAACACAAGAACCAACAACAGACGTAAATCAGAAAGTGACAGAGGCAGTAGCAGAAGATAATACACAACCTACTGAATACGTAATACCTGATAAGTTTGCTGGTAAAAGTAATGAAGAGATTATTAATAGTTATCAGAACCTCGAAAAGGAAATGGGTCGTAAGGCTCAGGAAGTTGGAGAGTTAAGAAAGTTATCAGATAGTTTCTTACAAGCTGAAGTAGCACGACAGTCTAATCCTCCACAACAAGCCTCACAAGAAACACAAGAAGAGGACAACGGTGTGGATTTCTTCGATGACCCCAATGCAGCGGTAAATCAAGCGATAGAGAATCATCCTAAGTTCCAAGAGTTCCAGAAGTTCCAACAACAGCAGATACAAACTGCTAGTAAGGCACAACTGGAACAGAGCCATCCAGACTTTACAGACGTAGTAAAAGATACTAAGTTTCAAGACTGGATTAAAGCGTCACCTATTCGTATGCAGATGTTTAAAGCAGCGGATGCCTATAACTTTGATGCAGCTAATGAGCTACTTAATAATTGGAAGGACCGTTCTATGGTCTCAAAAACTCAGGAAGTAAATCAAGCAGCAGAAGAGGATAGACAATCGAAACTTAAAACAGCTACTACAGAATCAAGGAGTGCTTCAGGTTCTACAAGCGGTAAGTCGTTCAGAAGAGCTGACTTAATTCGTTTAAAAATGGAAGACCCTACCAAGTATGATGCCTTGCAAGAGGAAATCTATCAAGCATATGCAGAGGGAAGGGTTACATAAAATACTATGCTATTGTTCTTGTCACATTTCGTGATGAGAACGTCAATCTAAAGGAGAATATAAAATGGCAAATATGACTAATGGTGCGTATCACGCAACCACAAACCCAGGTGCAGTAGGTGCATTCATCCCAGAGATTTGGTCGGATGAAGTAATTGCTACATATAAAGGAAACCTCGTTGCAGCTAATCTAGTTCGTAACATTAACCACGCAGGTAAGAAAGGTGATTCAATTCACATTCCTACTCCAGGTCGTAGTACAGCTAATGCTAAAGTAATCAATGCTGACGTAACTGCTAACACAGATAACGCTGGTACTGAGACAGTAACAATTGACCAACACTACGAATACTCAATGTATATTGAAGACTTCGCTGAGTTGCAAGCTCTTAACTCTATGCGTAAGTTCTATACTGACGATGCAGGTTTTGCGTTAGCTTCTAATGTTGACTCTAAAATCATCACTGACTTAGATGGTGCTTCTGCATTGACTGGTGGTAACTCAGTAATTACTTCTGTAACTAACTGGGATACTTCAATCCTAGCAGCTATCGAAGCTTTGAATGATGGTAACGTACCTGTAGATGGTCGTTCACTAATCGTGACACCTTCTTGTATGACTGCACTAATGTCTACTGACCGCTTCACAGAGCAACAGTTCATTGGTGATGGTAATGCAATCAAGACTGGTAAGATTGGTTCTATCTATGGTGTACCTGTATATATGTCTACACAAGTAGGTACAGGTTCTACAGAGAAGGCTTTCTTGTTCCAGAAGGATGCACACGTATTGGCTACACAACAGTCTATACGTACTCAGACTCAGTACAAGCAAGAGAAACTTGCTGACTTATTTACTGCAGATACTATCTACGGTTCTAAAGTTGTACGTCCTGGTTCAATCCAAGAATTAACTTCATAAGTTGATTTAACTCTAGCCCTTCTTCACTGAGGGGCTTTTGTTAAGTTAATTTCTAGGAGGTGATGAAGATGAAGTTAAGTAAAAAGAAAAGATTAGCATTAGCTGTACAGGCTATGAGACGTAGATTAAGGAACTAATATGAGTATAGACAGAGGACACGGAATTGCAACATCATCAGTCTTAGCTGATAGCTATGACTTAGATGCACTTATTACAGACACAGAGGTAGCTAAAACAGCAGCACAGGCAGCTCAAGCTGCTAGTGAACTTGCGTTGGACACATTTGATGATAGGTATTTAGGAGCTAAATCAGCAGACCCTACAGTAGATAATGATGGTGATACGCTCATTGATGGAGCGATGTTCTATGACACTACTCTTAATATCACTAAAATTTATGACCTAGCTTCTACTACTTGGAAGAGAACTACACCTACTACTACTGAACAGACTAAAATAAATACTGTCTCAGGTATAGCTTCGGATGTCTCTACAGTTGCTACTAATAATTCTAACGTAACAGCAGTAGCTGATAACACTAGTAACATTAATACTGTAGCTGGAATTAATTCTAATGTTACAACTGTGGCAGGTATCTCGGCTAACACTACCACAGTAGCAGGTATCTCTGGTAATGTTACAACAGCAGCAGGCATATCTAGTGATATAACAGCAGTTGCAGCAGATGCTACAGATATTGGCACTGTCGCTACAGATATTGCTGATGTAAGTATAGTAGCAGGTATTTCATCTAATGTAACTACAGTAGCTAATAATGATTCTAA